GTCAATACTACCTGTGCGCCAACTTCACCAACGGTGATGTCAACAGAGGAAGTAGAAACAGTCGTGCTGGTCAGGTCGGTGCCTTCGGTTAGGTCAGCGGCAGTGATTGCGGGGTACTTTGGCACCTGAATCGTCTTGCCGGCTTCGTCGCCGATGTTGTACTGCGTCACCAATCCCATCATCAGGGATTCTTCTTCAGCGGTGAATCGTGCCTGAGCGATGATGTTCGCAAACAGGTCGTCAAGGGTTGTGCTTGTTGTAGCAGCCATAAGAGTAGTCCTATATCAAAAGTGGTTTATTTGGCTTTCTTCTTTAACGCGGCAAAGGCTTCTCGCCCTCCGTCGTTCCAGTTTTCTACCATGTCAGCCACAGATATAGGCTTCTGCGTGGAGCCACCAGCCATTCCCTGAGTGCCAGCACCACCTTGGGAGGCTCTGACAAAATGCGGGTTAGCCGTAAGAAAGTCACCCACCAACTCATCAACTGAGAGGGGGTCGGCTTTGTCGTTGTATCTGACTGCGCCGTTATCGTCTAAGACTTCAACCGAACCATCGTCGGAGAGTTTTACACGATTCCGCAGTAACTGCGATACCTGTTGAGAGTCTACAGCGTTGTGCTTGCTGGCTGCTGTCAGTAACGCACCATCTATCTTGGTGGTTTCTAACGCGGCTCGCATAGCGGCAAGCTCCAGATCCTTCTTTTCGACAGTCTGCTTCAGTACCTGCTCGAACTCGCCTTTTTCCTTTTGGCGTTCAATCTGCGCCTGTTCACGCTCAAGCATGAGTTGGCGAGCTTCCTCGATGTCGATACCTTCCAGCTTCTTGTCTAGCTTGCGCCTCTCCCTCTGGATTCGATCAGCAACAATGCGATCAAGCTCCTCCTGGGTAAACGTCTTGCTTTCCTGAACTTCCGTATCCTGCACTGGTTCAGTTTCAGTGCTTTCAACCATGACTTCTTCGCTCATGTACGAACCTCTTTCGAGTGGGGGCATTATACCAGCATCACAGGGATGTCAATAGCTGGCGGTTTACTTTTTAGACTTCTTTTTCTTCTTCTTGTTCATCGGGTTCTTGGTCTTCGTCTTGCTGTGTCCGTAATGGCTCGGCATCTTTTTTCTTCCTAGTCTTCTTGGGGAGGGGGAGCAGCACGTTCACGATTCCATAGAGGTCTTCAAACTCCAGCTTCTCTTCCTCTGGTGCCGCCGCTGCTAACGGCTCCAACAGTTCGCGGATAGCTGGTGGGATTGGCCGTCTAGCGACCAGATTCTTGGCGCGGTCTAATTCTTTGGACATAGTTATTCCTCTACGATTGGTAGCCATTGATGGCGGCAGTTGTACCCACCCCTCACGATGAACGGATCACCTGGAGCCTTGCCTGCCCAGCTTCCCGCCCATATGCGCGTGATTTCTTCTCGCGTGTATTCCTTGCCGACATGCTTCTTGCAAAACTCGCGGCTGTCTCGTATCACGTCGCCGTAGTATTCAAAGCGGTCAATGCCTTGCTCGTTGGCGGTGGTGGCGGTTAACGTCGCCGAATATTGATTGAGCGAATCCGTTGCATAACCTGTCGCATAACGCCGCAAGTTATTGCCCAAGCGGTCAGCAGCATAAACTCCATGAAGTCTATCAATCGCCGCCTGTTGTCTGGCTCCAGTTGCGTTTTTAGCCACCTCAACCAGTTGGCGAATTTCCTCTTGATCGCTTGCTTGATAGATTCCATTAATCTGCCCCCTCACCTCTTGGATAAAGTCTGCTTTTTCCCTTCCTATCAGTGCAGCCTGATAGACGCCATTAGCCAGAGTATCTAGCTGCTGTGCGGCCAATGCCTCGAACCCTTGGAAAGATAGCCTCTGTAGCCCCGCTATGGCCTCTGGAGCCACTCGTGTGAACGTCCCGTAGGTATTTAGCATTCCAAGTTGCTCTGCTGCCACGGCCCTGTAGTCGCCCAGCATGTCCTGCACCTGAGCAAGATAGTCCTCTTCAAGAATCCGCCGCATCTCTGTCCGAGCGTTAACCGCCCACTCGACATCAAACATCGCCCCATCGGTATCAGGGGCGGTTTGTAGATAGTTGGCTAGGTCGTTCTCTGTTAGCTGTAGCATCTCTGTGATGCGCTGCTGGTGTGAATCAGTCAGCCGCTCTAAGAACTCTGCGTAGTCATCGGCTGCTGCCATTACTGACTAGGCTCTTGCCCGACTGGGGCGAACAATTCATCGCCACCATCTACCGGCTCCAGACCAATCTTCTCGCGCACTTCGTTGGGGCTAACTGCTCCACTGTCGATGTGGTACGAGTAAATCTGCGTCTTCTCGTTGAAGTCACCCAATGCTTGCGTGGCTTGCTCAATCTCGACGTGAGACTTGGCCAGCTTGTCATCATCCAGCACAAGGTCTGCGATTTGCTTGTCTATCTCTTGCATCAACGTCACCGAGCGCACACCGCTGGATCGCATCTGCTGCAAGAACATCAGTTCCTTATCGTAGTCGCGTATATCAAAGGAGTCAGGGTAGAACACCTCCACGTCTGGCGTTACGTCTAGCCAGTTGCAGAAGTACGTCCACAAGTGTTCCTCGGCTAGTTCCAATAGGTCAGCCTTCTCTGAGAGCTTGGCGTTGAGCATCTGGAACTCGGTCTGCATGGCAATGCCTGACATCGTCTTTGCATCGGTTCCGCGGACAGCGCCCATCTGGGCCATGCGGTTGATAGACTCCACCTTGTCCTTGATGGATTCCCTGATGCTGTTGATGTTCTGACCAGAGGGTTGTAGCAGAAACGGCTTCATGGTTTCGGCTGCGTCATCGGGCACGTTGATAACAGAACCCGCTCCCGCGCTCGCATCTGTGTCGTAGGTCTTAACCAGAGAGGGGTGGTTGCTAATCCTGATTAGCTGCTCAATCTCTGAAAGCTCACTGTAGATAGCCTTTTGCATGTAGGCGATGTCTGACAGGTCGCTCACCCCCACTCCACGGGTCACGCTGCGCTGGGCCGGTAAATAGACAGCAGGAATCTTGCCCAATGGGTTGTCGATCTCGCTAACCATCTGTTCCTTGTCGCCGTCAGACTTCCATTGCTGGATCGTGTCTTTCCGCCAGATGCGGTAGTAGCTCACCTTAGTTGTGGCGTTCTCACGGTCTACCGCTTCACGCAGTTTCAAGTAGGTGAGTTCAAATCTGCCTGATGGGGTGCGCTCCCACTTCCAGTCGAAGACATTCTCAGGGGTAAACAGTGACAGGTATGGCCGTATGTCTTGGTCTAGCTCCTCCGCTCGCGTTTGCGCGTTGGACTCTGGCTTGTCCACAAGAATCCAAACGTGACCATAAACCGATGACCAGATCTGGGCCTGCTTCATAAAACTGTTGAGGCTTGCGCCGTCCAAGTCGGCATCGCTTATCATCGCCTCTAGCGCTGGGTTATTGGCTAGCGAATTGAACACGCGAACAGGGGGAGTGCGCCACAAGAACGAACTATAGATGTGCACCACGTTGCGGCAGTGGTTATCTATCGGGGTCAACTGGATGCGTCGGGCATACTCGTTCTCTGACTCGTTCAGGTAGCCGGTCAGGTAGTTGCCTGCCTGGTACTCCTCACCCCCAAGGTATGAGCGGACATAAAGCTCCCACCTGTTCTCGTTGGCATCGTAGTCGGGATGTTGATACTCGATATTGCTGGCCACTAGCTCCACCTCACTGGTTGTTCAATTTCTCTTTGCTTACGGATTGGGTACAGGTACTCGACCAGATACCCTAGCGCGTCATTCATGTGGTCATAGCCGTCATCTTTGTTAGGCTGGCTAGTGCCTTCCTTGTAGGTCTGTCGTTCAAGCGAAGCGATGGTCTGCTTGCACTTGGGGTCAATAAACAAAGACCGCACTCCACTGGTGGAGCGTAGCCTGCTGTTTACGCTGTTGATTCTGTCTCTGATTGCGGGGTGACTGTTCCGCACCTTTACCGCAAACCCTGCGTTCTGGAGTATTGATAGGTCTGTTCTCCCTCCCGCACTGGTCTTTCTCTGTTTACTAGCTGGGTCAGGGTAGATAGTGATTTGCCTGTCACCATACCGTTGCTTGATCTCGTCCACCATCTCATCGGTGTTTGATCCATAAATCACGATCTCGTCGATCACTTGCACTGTATCTGCCTCCCTCACGCACACTGCTGCGCTCATAGGGTCAAGGTTGAAGTCCATGCCGATATGCAGCTGGTCGTTCATGTAACCCTTCCGCACGCTATCCTCTCGGCTGAATGCGTAGTAGATAATGCCGGAGTAGTTAACGAACTTGGCTTGATACTCTTG